GCAAAGTGGGAGCAACGCCAGTATGCATTGCAAAAGGTCATCAGTGAGGCACGCATCAAGCGTAACGCAGAAATGCAGCGGCTGACCGGCAACAAGCGACGAAACAAGGGAGCACAGCCGGGCCGCGGTGCGATTGAATCGATGGTCAATCTACGGGGGCGGGTGGACTGGTAATCTATCCGCTAATACAACGGATAACGCAGTGGAAATAAGTTTGAAATATGGCAAACCCCAATCCGACACCAAGACTGGAAAATCTCCGGCCATGGAAGCCGGGCCAATCTGGTAATTCAGCCGGGCACAGTAAAGCCCGAAGAATGGCCGCCGAATTGCAGAAACACCTTGAAAGCACCGGGGATCTGCAAGAAATCATCGAGGCATTAGTCAGAGAAGCCAAGGGCGGCAGCTTTCAGCACATCAAAGAAGTGTTTGACCGGATTGATGGCAAGGTGCCGACCCCGATTGAGCAGGTAGATTCGCCGGTAGTTGATTGGTCAAATCTTGATAACGAAGGCGACACCACAGACCCAACTGATTCCGAGGGGGCTTAATCGCTTTCTCAATGTCGCAACGCCAAGCTTTCAATGGCACCCGCGACATCTGGCAAAGGCTCGGCTGTCACTGGATGCGGTCACTAAGTCCGAAATCAGCCGATTGATGTTTTTCATGCCGCCCAGGCATGGGAAAAGCGAACAGGCAACCATCCATTATCCAGCGTATCGGCTGCTGGTCGATCAGACGCAACGAATCATCGTCGGGGCCTATAACCATAGCCTCGCCTGCACATTCAGCCGACAAACACGGCGGCTCGTCAGTCGGTTCGGTTTTCAATTTGCCAACGATTCAAACAAACAGAATCAGTGGTCATCTATTCATGGCGGCGGGTTGTATGCGGTCGGCGTCGGGTCAGGTGTAACGGGCTACGGTGCCGATCTGGTCGTTATCGATGATCCAGTGAAGAGCCGCCAAGAGGCTGAATCACCGACCTACCGGGCAAGAGTTCTCGACTGGTATCAAAACGACCTTTACACCCGCCTTCACCCCGGCGCGGCTATCGTGCTGATTATGACCCGCTGGCACTCTCTCGACCTTGCAGGCCAGTTACTGGAAGAAGCAAATAACGGCGGTGAAAAGTGGGACGTGGTGAGCCTGCCAGCGATTGCCGAAGAAGGTGATACGCTCGGCAGACAGCCGGGGGCGGCACTCTGGCCAGACCGTTATGGCGTCCAAGATTTCGACAGAATCAAGAAGGCCATTGGCTCTTATGCTTTCTCTGCCCTTTATCAGCAGCGGCCCAGCCCACGAAGCGGTGGCTTTTTCCGTGCTGATTGGCTGCCTATTGCTAATGGTGGCGACTTTTCAGGGCTGGCTTGCCGTGCTTATGACACAGCCGCAACGCCCGGTGCGGGCGACTACACCTGCGGCGTCAGAATGCAGCGAACAGGCGATCGATACCGAATCACCCACGTTGTACGAGGTCAATGGTCTCCAGCCCAACGGCGAACCATCCAGCGACAGACAGCCGAGATAGACGGACTGCAAACCATCGTCCACTTGGCACAAGATCCCGGTGCCGCGGGGGTCGATCAAGTGGAGCAGGACAAAATCAATCTGGCAGGGTTCGCGACTGTTTCCGCTCGCCCAACAGGCTCAAAAGAAGTGCGGGCTATGCCGTTTGCGGCAGCTTGTGAGGCTGGCCTGGTGGAACTTGAGCGGGGCGACTGGAACAGGGCCTTTATTGACGAATTGTGCAGCTTCCCAACTGGTCAGCATGATGACCAGGTGGATGCGGCAGCCGACGCTTTTAACTACCTGAGCAGAAACGGCTCTTTTCAGTGGTTCTCTTAAACTAAATGGCTGAATACAACCTCCTCAACTGGTTCCGCTCGAAAGCACTTCGCACGGGCGTGACTGCTGACACCACCGAGATTGACGTGTCGGCATGGTCAGTCGATGTAATCAACGCCTTGAGCGATGATTACGCCAATCTTGCCAGACCGTATTGTGACAACCCTGTTATCAGGGCCGCTATTGAGGCCATGAGGCGGAACGTCTGCAAGGCCATATTGCAGGTCGGTTATTACGACGAAGAAGGCGGATTCGAGCCGGTTGACCATCCGTTAATCCAGATCTGGAAAGAACCCGCACCAGGTGAAACCGAAAGCACGCTGGTTGAGTTCATTTATCAGCAGTTGCTGGAAGATGGCAACGCCTATATTCCGGCCATCTCTGACAGAGACACCCAGACGGGCGGCACGATTCGCGAGCTTCAGCCAATCCCGTATAGTTGGCTTCAAGTGCCGAGATACGGGCAGGCCATCGGCGAAATCACCGAATACCCATTCGTCGGCTTTGATGGTGGCAGGGGCTTCCAGTTCACCACCCCACGCGAGCGAATGCTGCATTTCCGGGTCGGCAAGTCATCGACAACAGCCGCAAGGGGCCGTTCACCGCTTGAGGCAGTGCGAGCAGAACTGGCACTGATCAAGCTGACAGCGATCTACGAAACAACCATCTTGAGTCGTTCCGGCGTCCCGTCTTGGCTGGTCAGTCTGACCGGCACGGGTGCCCAGATGATGACCAGCGATAATATCGCAGTCTTACAATCCGACATCAAGCGGGCGGTGTCTGGTAAGGGCGTCGGCAGGCCATTGATCTTCAAAGGTGGCGAGCTTGACATCAAAACGCCGGGATTCAGCCCGAAAGATCTATCAGTTCAGGAAATGACCGAAATCGCGGTGGCCCGTGTCTGTGGTGTCTTGGGCTGGTCGCCAATGTCGCTGAAACAACCGGACACCGGCAAGACCTACAGCAACTTGATTGAAGCCAATCGGGCAAGCTGGCGGGATGCGATTATTCCGTTTTTGGAACTGCTTTCAATGCAGCTTACAAGGCTTGTGCGAACGCTTCCCACCGGCTATGACGGCGCGATCGCCCAGCCTGATAACATGCTGACCGTTCGATTTGACACCAGCCAGATCGAAGAACTGGCAGCAGACACAAAAGCCTTGTCAGACAGGGCGGTAGCCTTGTATCAATCCGGTTTACTGTCGCTGAACGAGGCTCGGCAGATCATGGGCTATGCTGAAATTGAGTCCGCCGAAGGCGGAGACACACCAGCCGAATCCGCTGAAGATGTTGCAGAAGGCGAGGCTGAATAATGCCTGCCGGTAATTGCAATCTGACAATCGAGCAAGGGGCCACCTGGTCGCAGTCCATCCAATATCAAACTGCCAACGGCACGAATATCAGCCTCTCCGGATATACAATCCGCATGCAGGCCCGGCCAGCGTATTCAGCCAATACGACACTTGACCTGTCAACCACCAACGGCAATATTACGATCACATCAGCCGCCAACGGCACTTTCACCTTGCAGCAGACAGCCGCCCAAACGGCTAACCTGACAGCGGGCAGTTATGTTTACGATCTTGAACTGGTCAAGCCCGATACTACAGTTGATCGGCTGCTTTACGGCACGCTTACTGTCACGCCGGAAGTCACCCGCTAATGGCTGATATTATTGTCAGACAAGCCAATGCCACCAGCCTGACGATTCAGGCATCAAGCAATCAGGTGCTTGTGCGGCAACAGCCGAATAATACGGTGGTCGTGCAGACGACCGGCAACAGCTACGTTCTGCCCGTCGCGACTAATAGCACGCTTGGCGGCATCATTGTTGGCGATAACCTGACCATCAACGCCAATGGGCTGCTGTCGGCTCAAGCGGGCGGTGTCAGCACGTTCAATAATCGTACGGGGAACGTGACGCTTACGGCGAATGATGTTTCGGCGGTCGGCAATTCGCTGTATTTTCCGCTGAATGCTAACATCGTTAGCGGCAACGCGACGATAGCAGGGCAGGTTTATCAGCTTGCAAGTGGCAATGGAACACTTAATAAACGGACAATCTATGGCATCAGTAAAACAAACAATCTTTCTACCACTGAATATCAATTTGCAATCGGCATGACTTACGGCTTTCCAGCCGCTGGCAGCGTCTTTTTATCTCGTGCGTTCGATACGACAGTAAGTAGGGGGCTAAGTCAATCTGAGATCGACCTAAGCCCTGTTTCTGCGCAGCTTATTTCTACGAACAAACATGCAAACGGAACGCTTGTAAGCCAAGCGATATTTGGAGCGGCGGCCAGCGGTTCAACTTTGTACTACGAAGATCAGACAACCTTCTCATTTATGGAGGTTGGTGTTACCGGCATCCTTTTCTTTGGCGTGACATTTGGCGTAAACAATTCGCCACCGGGGCCAAATGAGCTGATGACACGATCAACCTGCGACAATCGCTATGAGCCGATAACGAGGCGTAATTAATGCCATTTTCCGCATTAAAACACAAAGGTCTGATCTTTGACGCGACCAGCGACGCCAATTTCACCGGCAACGGCATTCACTGTTATGGCGGCCTTGAATACTTCGTTGCGTGCTTTCCCACTGGTGCAAACGGCACACTTGAGGCTTATGAAATCGGGCAGAAGGTCGGGCTTTACAGCAGTAACGACAACGGCACGCTCTATTCTGAATGCGTGCTGGATAAAGGCAGCCTGACAATCATTGCCAATAATGCCACTCTCTCAAATGTAACAGTCTGGGGCAGTGAATCGATACTGACGCAAGGCCGGGGCGATGGACGCTATGTAACGCCATCATGTTTAACCTATACAAACATTACCGGCACGCCACCGATTGCCACGAATACCACGCTGGGCACGATCAAAGTCGGCACCACGCTTGAGATTGCCAACGGTGTTTTGGACGTCACTGTCTTAACCATTGACGGCGGATCGGCAACAGCCAGCGGGCCGAATATTTACGATGGGGGCGGCGCATAATGGCAACGTCAAATGTCACGATTCAAGTCAGACGCGACACCGCCGCCGCATTCACCAGTGCCAATACCACATTGGCCACCGGCGAGATCGGCTTCGAGACCAATACCGGCAAATTTAAGATCGGCAACGGCCCGGCGTGGTCGGCATTGCCTTATGCCTCGCCCGACCTGACCACGGCCAATAGCACATTCAGCGGCTCGAACACATTCAGCGGCTCGGTCACTGTTTCCGGCACCCTGACCGCCACCGGGGGGATAACCGCCAATTCAACAATTGCCTGCAATGGCAACTTGGTCACAGCCCCGAAACTTCAGGCATACACCGAAACGGCTAACACGCCCGCCATTTCGGGTAATAACCTGACCTTGAATCTGGCAAATGGGAATGTATTCGGGCCGATCAGCCTAACGGCCAATATCTCCAATCTGACCATCTCTGGCACGCCTGCCAACGGTACGGCAGGCAGCTTCACGCTGCTTCTGAGAGGCAATGGAACGGCCTTCTCTGTGACATGGCCAGCGGCTGTCAAATGGGCGGCCAACAGCACGCCGACACTCACAACCACCGCCAATAAGACAGACGTGTTCAGCTTTTTGACAACTGACGGTGGAACGAATTGGTTCGCCTTCAAGGCGGGTCAGAATTTCTGATGCCTGCTGCATTTCGCACACTGCTGAATCCTGCCACTGGTGGTCTGCCCGTATCCGGTGCGGCTTTATGGCTTGACGCATCCGATCAGACATCGATATTTACTGACGCAGGCACTACAGCCGTAACAACAGACAGTCAGTCGGTTTATCAGTGGAACGATTTGTCGGGTAATGGCCGCAACTCAACACAGGCAACTTCTGGCAGCCGCCCAACGTGGCGAAGTGCGGCAAATGGTAGAAACAGCCTGAGCGTTTTAGCCTTTAATGGAAGTCAGTGGCTAAGCCTTGGTTATTCGATCACAGGAAGTTTTACGTTGTTTGTCGTTTACAAAAATAATGACACCGTAAATGGCTCTGTGATTCTTGGAAAATCAACTGGTTCGTCAAACTATCTTTTTGCTGCAAGTAACAGCCTAATCGAAATGAATGGCGGCGGATCGCAGCAGGCAAACGACCCACGAACCAATGGTACGCAATGGGATTATTCCACATTCAAATACGATGGCACAAATGTAACTGCCTATTCAACTGATTCGAGCGGAACTTCTACAAATGTTGGGTCAACGTCATTTACTCCAGATCGAATTGGTTTTTATTCATCATCTCAATTCTCAATGGATGGCAATATCGCCGAAATCATCATTTACCCTTCTGCCTTAAACGATACAGACCGGCTAAGTGTTCGCAATTACCTTAAAACCAAATGGGGCTTCTAACACATGCCGCAATACTGCCAAGTCATCAACGGCGTTCCACAGCCACCGCAAAGCCTGCCCGTCACGTTCGGCAACGTCAGCAATTTTCATTTGCTGCCACCTACTGAACTGGCCCGCTATGGCTGGTATCCGATCAAGCCAGCCTTAAAACCGTCATACAACGAGCAAACGCATCGACTGGTTGAAACGCTTACGCTGGTCGGCATGATGGTCAATCAGTCATGGTCAATCGTGCAGATGACACCAGCGGAGCAACTGGCATTCGCAACGGCCCGCATGGAAGAAATTGGGGCGGCGATCACTCAATTCCTGAACGCCACATTTGCCCGCAAACGCTATGAGAACCACGTTTCGGCTCGTGCCGTGGCCAGTTCCGCTAACCCGACCTGGGCGCAGGAAGGCCGGGAAGCCATCGCTTACTATGACTTGGTTTGGAACGCTCACACGAAACTTGCCCTGGACTTGCAGGCAGGCACCGCAACGCTGCCGACAGTTGCCCAATTTCTGGCACAATTCCCGCCGCTTTGGGGCGGTATTCAGCCACCGCCAACAGGCAACGGCACTTCTAACGGCACATTCGGCGGCATGATCCTGTGAGCGATCAACCAAGCCAATCACCCCGTGAACTGGTCGAACAATTGAAGGCTCAGGGCCTGACATTCGAACAGATCGTGGCCGAACTGAAGAGACGTGGCATTAAGCTGGGAGGCCAGAAATGACAGACATCGTAGGGCAGATCAATAAGCAGCAGATCAGCAAAACGGTCAAGCGGGCCGCCCTTGCTGGCCTGCTGGCAATTCTGATCGTGGTGGAAGCCGATCTACCCGCCATTGTTGAAGCCTCGACACCCGCTGGCGTGGTGCTGGCGATTGTCATTAGCCAAGCAATCTCATTTCTCAAATCTGGCAAAGAAATAAAGGTCTGAACTGATGCAAGATGCAACAGTTGACGATTCAGGGCCGGGGATGTCACTTCTGCAATCGGCCTTGTATGGCGTAGGTTCTATCTGGGGGGCGGCTTATGTCGTTAATCATCCAGTTGAGGAATCTATCATGCACCTGTTTGTCAGACTCATTCCGCAAATCCTGATCGGCATTGCTGCCGTGATTCAGGCCGTCATTGCCTACCGCAAAATGCAACAGGCCGAAAAAGCCAAGTAATTCTGTTCGATCCTCAGTCCCGGAAAGGCAGGTGATCTGTTGTTCGGTGAATTAGTGGTCATGTACGGTCTGCAATGTCAAACGGGTGACTGCCCGAAAACCGTCCAAATTTCGCCCGTGGTGGCGTCGCCGGTGGTGATAGGTGAAATCTATCGACCGAACCCACTGCAACGCATCTTGCGCAAACGTGGGCCGGTTTACGCCGTTCCTGTTCTGATTCTTCCAGCCGAAACCAAGAAAGACGAGGTGAAGTGATGCCTCTTGACCCAGAGATTCAGACCCAGCTTGATACGCTGGTTGCGGAAGTAACAAGCAAATTCGCAGCCGAAAAGCAGGCCGCTCTTGATGCTGCCAAGATTGAAGCCGACGCTGCCATTGCGACTGTCAAGGCGGAAGCCGATGCCGCGATTGCGGCAGCCAAAAAGGAGGGACAGAGCGAACTTTTGCTCACCTTAAAAAGTGCCTTCGGACTGCCTCAGT